TGTAGTGGTATAGGTGGTTTCTCTCTTGGCTTTGAGTGGGCTGGGTTGAGTAGGCCTGTATTGTTTTGTGATGTTGAGCCTTGGTGTCGGGCTGTGCTTTCTAAGCGTTGGCCTGATGTCCCTGTGGCTTGTGATGTAAAGGAGTTAGCTAGTGACCCAGCTAGAAATGTTCCCGACTGCGATATCCTCACAGCGGGATATCCCTGTCAGCCTTTCAGCCTCGCCGGTAAGCGCGGCGGATCGGAGGATGATCGCCACATCTGGCCGTACATCTTGCGGATTGTTGCATCCAAAAGACCCTCTTGGTGCGTTTTCGAGAATGTTTATGGCCACCTCACATTGGGGCTCGACCAAGTGCTGTCTGACTTGGAAGTCGAAGGCTACGCCACGAGGCCGTTTATTGTTCCAGCTTGCGGTGTCGATGCGCCCCACAAGCGAGATAGAATTTGGATCATCGCCAAAAATATGGGCGACACCAGCCGCAGCGGACAGCAGGGGGACAACTGGCGGAGGTCAGGGAAAGAGCCTGAGAACGGATGTGAAGATGTGGCCGACCCCCTTGGCTCAAGAAGCAAGGCACGGGGTGGTGACAAATTGGGAGCTGACGACAAATCACGGAGCAACCAAAGGCAGTCTCAGAGTGGCGGCGACAAAGTCATTATGGCCGACACCAACAACTCAGGACGCGAAGAACAACGGTGGCCCAAGCCAGCACAACCGAAACACCAAGCCCCTCAATGCGGAAGTGGGTGGCTCCCTGAACCCGGAGTGGGTCGAGTGGCTAATGGGATACCCAGAAGGGTGGACAGACTTAAAGGATTAGGAAATGCTATCGTACCGCAGATCGCAATGCGAATAGGCCAAACTATAAAGTCTATTGCAGATCAGTAAACATTCCGATATCGTTATCCTACTGTAACGTTGTATAGGAGATACACATGAACAAGCGATTTAGTGTTGTGCAAGCGAAGGAAGTGCCTGGCCGGGATAAGCCTGTTTGGCTGCGTCATGGCATTGCCTTTCAGAATGACAAGGGGATCAGCATCAAACTTGAGGGATTGCCTTTACCCAATAAGGAGGGTGAGGTTTGGCTGAAGTTGTTTGAGGATGACGGCAACCGTTCTCAGCAAGCGGCTCCTGCTGCTGGCAAGCTGGACGATGAAATTCCGTTCTAATGGCTAGAAAGAAAGAGGATAAGATAAAACCTATCCCGCCGGTTGGTCGGTTCGGTGGTGCGCGTGTGTTGCAGCGCCGGATTGGCCGGTCGGAGACTTTGGCTCAGAACAAAGAGGCTGTTGCGACTGAGCTTATTGCGATGGGTACGGCTCGTATGACTGACATCATTGATCTTCACACTGGTCAGGTTAAGCCGTTAGATGAGATCCCTTCTGAAGCATTGGCTGCGATTAAGAAGGTTACGGTTGGTCAGTACGGCACAACGATTGAGATGTTTGACAAGGTGAGTGTTCTGCGTGTTCTGGCTAAGGCTAGTGGCTTGCTCGATGTAGAGAAGAACGTGGACAAGCCTTCGATCATTGGGATCAACATGAAGGGTCCAGAGATCACCACAACATATGAGGCTGACGATGACTGATCTCCCCAGCATGAACTTGGATTTCTCTAAGTCTGCTACGGTCTGGAAGTTTTTGCACGATAAGTCTTTTGTTCGCGGCCTGATGGGTCCGGTGGGATCTGGCAAGTCATACGGCTGTGCTGCTGAGATTATGTTAAAGGCTGTCCAGCAAAAGCCTTCTCCGCGTGACGGCATACGGTATTCCCGGTTTGTGATCGTGCGTAATACCTATCCAGAGCTTAGAACGACTACGATCAAGACATGGGCTGAGTTGTTTCCAGAGGATGTATGGGGTCCGATGCGCTGGCAACCGCCTATTACCCACCATCTTAAACTCCCCAGCAGGGATAATGCTCCTGGTATTGACTGTGAAGTTATATTCATGGCCCTTTCTACGCCCCAAGATGTGCGTAAGCTGCTGTCATTGGAGCTAACTGGTGCGTGGGTGAACGAGGCTAGAGAGCTACCAAAGGCTGTGATCGATGGCTTGACTCACCGCGTTGGCCGTTATCCTACCAAATCCGATGGTGGTGCGTCCTGGTACGGGATTATCATGGATACTAACCCGCCTGATGCGGATCACTGGTGGCATGAGCTGTCAGAGAAGAACCCTATTGGTGGCCGTTTCCCGTGGAAGTTCTTTCGTCAGCCAGGTGGTGTCTTGGAGGTGTCTGCCAAGGATCTACCAGAGAACCCGGAAGCAAATGGTTTTGTATTTTCCGGTGGCAAGTGGTGGATGGTTAATCCTTCTGCGGAGAATAAGGTGCATTTGCCTGATGGTTACTATGAGCAACTTCTCGGCGGAAAGAATGCTGACTGGATCAGGTGCTATGCAGAGGGCAAGTTTACCTTTGTGCAGGAAGGCAGGCCGGTTTGGCCGGAGTATGACGATGAAATGATGTCTGCGGATGTGCAGTATGATCCGCAATACCCGTTACAGATCGGCGTTGACTTTGGTTTGACACCGGCGGCTATCTTTGGGCAGCGAACATCTGGCGGTGCCTGGAAGATCCTCGATGAGCTTGTGACTTTTGACATGGGGCTTGAGCGCTTTGGGCAAGAGTTGATAGGCAAGATCGCTGCAAGCTTTAACAAGGCAGAGGTGCAGATCTGGGGAGACCCTGCCGGGAACAAGCGTGACGAGATCTATGAGGTTACAGCCTTCGATCACTTGCAGTCTATTGGGTTTCGCGCACAGCCGACCGATAGCAATGCTTTCAATGTAAGGCGTGAGGCTGCTGCGGCTCCTATGAACCGGCTGGTTGGTGGTAAACCTGGTCTTCTCGTTAGCAAGAAGTGCCTGCGGCTGCGGAAATCTCTGAGTGGCGGCTATTTCTTCAAGCGTGTGTCTATGGGCGCTGGGCAGGATCGGTTTAAAGACGCGCCGGTAAAGAATGAGCACTCTCACTGCGGGGATGCGTTTGGATATCTTATGCTCGGTGGCGGTGAGCAACGCAGATTGCGGCGCGGAACCTATGGCGGAAGCTTTGCGGGTGGGCAAACATTCAACGCAAGCACAGATTTCGAGGTCTTTTAATGGCTTTAGTCCAGCTCCCCCAGGTAAGAATGGGCCACGATGAGCATATCGTCCCGCTGACCTACGATCATTTAGCCAGAATAAACCTTAAAGAAGAGAACAAAGATTTTGCTAACGTGATACCTAACTACATTAACTATGTCTGGGATCACGCCGTAGACGGGATGAGCTGGTCTGGCATCGGGAGAGGTAAGGTTGTCTGTGCGTTTGGCATTCGCCCCTTTTGGGATGGGGTTGCAGAGATGTGGCTGATCCCCGGCAAAGAGATTGAGCGCCATGCGATATCGGTTATACGGGCTTCTAAGCAGCTAACCGATACCGCAATAGCTAATAACGGCATAAAAAGGCTACAGATCTGCGTAAACACGAATAACGATACCGCATTTAGGTTTGCCAAAGCACTACGTTTTGAGGTAGAAAGTGTTATGAGAAAGTATGGGCCAGACGGGTCCGACTACTACATGATGGTGAGGTTTTAATATGTCTGGAATATTTGGCGGTGGTCGTCCCGCTCCCACCCAAGCGCAAAAAGATGCAGAGGCCGCGCAAGCTAAGGCTGAACAACAAGCGGAGGCTCAAAAGAAATTCGAGATGAAAGGTGCAATGAAGCGCCGCAGGCTTATGAAAACAGGTGGTTTAAAGCTTTTGTTCTCACCGGCCAAACTAGAAGGTCCAGGCGACTTGCCTAAGACGTCAAAGCTTGGAGGTGGAACTTAATGATCTTTGCTAAAGCTTTAGGAAAGATTTTTTCTGACATCAATAAGAAAAAAGCCGACCTAGATCCATTTGGGGGAAAATACACCCCGATGGAAAAATATTCGCAGAAAAAGCGACTGGAAATGCTCGACAAGATGATGAGCAGCAGCGATAACGATAAACCATCTAAACCATCTAAGCCAGATGCAAAGGCTGCCGCTCGTGCTCGAATGATTGCAGAGGGCAAAGAAAAGAGAAAGAAGTTTGAAAAAGAAAAGGGAAACAGGGTTGCTAAAAGACGCAAGCTGTTACTGAAGATAAAGGATTCGCAATGACTAAAATCAAATCAGATCCCCGCGTTCACCACAGAAATCGCCCAGCCGTTGAGCTGGTTCGTGCAAGAGATTCTAAGGGCGGGTTCGTTGCTGACGATCCTAACACTCCTGAGAATGAGGCCTGGGTAGAAAAGCCAAAGGCTAAAGCAAAAGCTAAGCCCAAAGCCAAGAAGTAAGATATGGTCAAGAAAGCTCATCAAAACCCAAAGGGCGGCCTTAATGAGGCCGGTCGAAAGCACTTTGAGCGTAAGGATGGGGGCAATTTAAAGGCTCCCGTCAAGACAGGGACCAATCCCCGGCGTGTTAGCTTTGCTGCTAGGTTCGCTGGGATGAAAGGCCCGATGAAGAATGAAAAGGGTGAACCCACCCGCAAGGCACTGGCTCTAAAGGCATGGGGTTTTGGATCGGTAGAGGCAGCGCGTAACTTCGCTAACCGTAATAAAAAAGGATAATGAGATGGCTCGGCTAGACGTAAGAGAGATCATGGAGCGTGAGGCCAAGGCCCAATCCCGCAAGGATCAATGGCGTACTATCTATGAGGATTGCTACGAGTTTGCTCTGCCGCAGCGCAATATGTACGATGGAAACTATGAGGGTAACACCGCCGGTCAGAAGAAGATGGGCCGTGTGTTTGACTCTACAGCGATCTCAGCCACTCAGCGTTTTGCTAACCGCATACAAGCTGGCTTGTTTCCACCACAGAAAGCGTGGTGCCGCCTAGAGGCCGGTAGTGGCATCCCAAAAGAACAACAGCCACAGGCTCAAGCTGCGCTTGATGCTTACACTGAGCGGATGTTTGAGGTAATGCGCCAGACTAACTTTGATCTGGCTATGGGCGAGTTCCTTCTGGATCTCTGTGTAGGCACTGCCGTGATGATGGTGACGCCTGGTGATGAGGCAACTCCGATCCGCTTTACACCCATCCCTCAGTATCTCGTTTCGATTGAAGAAGGCACATTCGGCAATGTCGATAATGTGTATCGCAAGCTAAGAATGAAGGCTGAAGCGATACCGCAAGAGTTCCCTGATGCTGAAATGACGCCGGAATTGGTAGATGCGATATCACGATCACCATCTAAAGAGATCGATCTTATGGATGCTGTGATCTATGATTACGAAAGAGCGATATATTGCTATCATGTTATCTGGCCTGGTAAGCGGCAAGATCTGGTTTATCGCACCATGAAGTCTTCGCCATTCATCGTTGCACGTTACATGAAGGTTGCCGGTGAGATATATGGCCGTGGCCCACTGGTTACTGCGATTGCTGACATCAAGACGCTAAACAAGACCGTTGAGTTGGTCCTGAAGAATGCTTCTTTGTCGATCTCTGGCGTATATACTGCTGCTGACGATGGCGTTCTCAATCCTCAGAACGTAAAGATCCAGCCTGGTGCAATCATTGGTGTGGCTCGTAACGGTGGCGCACAGGGTCCGTCACTGTCTCCTCTGCCCCGTGCCGGTGACTTTAACACAAGTCAGATCGTTATGAATGATCTACGCATGAACATTAAAAAGATCTTGATGGATGATACGTTGCCGCCTGACAATATGTCAGCCCGGTCTGCTACTGAGATCGCTGAGAGATCCCGTGAGCTTGCTTCTAATCTGGGTTCTGCGTTTGGTCGATTGATCGATGAGACGATGATCCCGCTGGTGTCACGCATTCTCTATGTAATGGACCAGGCTGGTTACATCGATCTTCCGCTCAAGGTCAACGGTGTAGAGGTAAAGGTCACGCCGGTGGCTCCTCTGGCTCAAGCCCAGAAGTTACAAGAGGTAAACGATATCGTGCAGTTTATGCAGATTGCCAACGCTCTAGGCCCACAGGGTCAGATGGCATTGTCGATCCCACGGATCACAGCATTCATTGCCGATAAGATGAACATCAAACAGGACTTGCTCACCACAGCGGAAGAGCAGGAAATGATGATGCAACAGATGCAGGCGCAAGCAATGGCCGAACAAGGGCCGCCGACTGCTGATGATGGTGGAGCAACAATGGAGGCTATGCAATGAGTTCACCCGATGGGTGGGAAGGTTTAACCCAAGCAATAAGCGAAAGCCCAAAGGCTGCTGATATAGATGTTCTATACGGCAAGGTGTTTAAAAGCACAGAGGGGCAACGTGTTCTAAGTCATTTGCGCAGCATAACGATTGAGCAACCGACTTGGTTCCCTGGAGAGGATGCGAGTTTCGGCTATGTAAGGACAGGCATGGCAGAGATGGTACGCATGATTGAGAAAAGAATAGAAAGGTCAAACAATGGCTGAAGCAATGGCAGAACAAGTGGAGGCTGACGCCCCAATGATTAACGTGGCAGAGCCGGACACTCCTCAAGAGGATGCGCCGGTTGCTGTGCATGAAGAGCCGCAGGGTGAGCCTGCTGCTGCAAGTGATGATGAGCCGTTGGAGCGGCCAGATTATTATCCAGAAAAATTTTGGGATGAGGACGGCCCAGATGTTGAAAAGCTGGCAAAGAGTTATGCAGAGCTTGAGAAAAAGTTTAAAGCCGGAAAACATAAAGCACCGGAAGAGTATGATGTATCTGCACTTGCGGATCAGGGTTTGGACTCTGACGATCCGACTGTCGCCGTATATCAGGATTGGGCTAAAGAAAACGGGATTAGCCAGGGTGCATTCGAAGATCTTGCAGGCCGTGTACTTGCCTTGTCTAAGGATGAGCAAGAGAGCGTACAGTACGATCAGCGCGCGGAGATGGAGAAGCTAGGGGCAAATGCCTCTGAGATGATCCAAATG